CCTTTTAATTTTGAAGAGTTTATAAAAATAGATGCAGCCTCTGTTTCTGAAGCTGCAAGAATTATGCAGGTTAAGTCACAAGCACAGCAAATGTTTAACAAGATTGGGTTAAACGCAACTGAAACAGACGCCGCTACAGCCGCAAAAGTTTTGCTTGATCCTACAGGTGAAGAGACAGTTAAGGGTATTTTCAGCAAGGTTAGACCTTTACAAGACAGTCTAATAAGAAGCATTGTAACACACCCAGGCACAACGGCACTCAACGTAGTTGGTTGGAAGGCCGCATCAGTAAATCAAAGTATATCTGATATGATACGTGCTGCATTGTATAGTGGGGCTGCTGCTGGAAAATTAGTAACAGGTAATACAACTGACGCTAGTAAATATTTTAAAATGAGTAGGCAGATGATGGACCTTCAAAGGCAGAAGGTTAGAAATATGGTTGATCCTTACGGAACTAAGGATTCAGTCATGGATTACTTGGCAGTCAGGCCTGAAGCCCAAAAAGAAATGTTTAGATACATCAATGGTGGCGTTGAAATAAAAGGTATCCTTGATGAGTTTGAGTTAAATCCTAAAGCAGTACCAGACAAAACAAATTTTCAAAAGTACAATGAGTTCTTTGAAACTTTATACGCTGTTAAAGCTCAAGACTTTATTACAAAGACTCAAGAGTTTTCTTATGCTTTAGATAAACAGATAAGACTAAAGTATGATAAGTCTTTATCTGAATTTTTAAATGATCCTGAGTTAGTACAATATCTATCTGAACCAGGTTCAAAAAGATTTAAAGAGTTTGCTACTATGGAGGCTGCTGCAGTAGATGATGCCTTACGTAACACCTTCTCAAAGAAGTACGGCAACAACGAATCATGGACAGGCAGAGCCGCTGGAATGATTGAAGAAGTGAGAAACATTCCTGGTGTTGGTGCTCTTGCTCCTTTCGGTCAATTCTGGAATAACAGTGTAGCGTTTATGCTTGATCATTCTGGTATAAGTCTTATTAATAAATACACTGTGAAAGCAGGGGGTGCCAAAGTAGTGGGTCGAGACTCAATGGATCTCCTGACTAAATCTGCTGTTGGCTGGGGTGCTGTAGGCTTAGGAGTCTATAACCAGTTAGACAACCTTGAGCAAGGTTTGGCTTGGTACGAAGATAGAGATGATTACGGTGCTGTTGTAAGCTCGTTATATGACTACCCAAAAAACGTACCGATGTTGGTTGGTCGTATGGGGGCACACTTATTACGGGATGGTAAGGTTCCAAAGGAGTTACTTGTTGCTTTTGGGGACAACTTCGGAACTCGTGCTTTAACGAGGGATCTTGGGGATGCTTACGGCGCTGTAACTGAAGGCTTTATAATGGCTGCAAATGCAGACGATGTTGAAGTCCTTGAAGTTATTAAACAAATGTTTGGAGCTATGGCTTCTCAGTACGCATCTGGATTCACAAGAAGGTTCGAGCCAGTCAATCAAATATTGGCTATGAAAAAAGGAGAGGACTACCAGTCCGTAGATAAGAAACAAGGTGTCCAATGGGTTAATGACTCAACAAGATACGTTGATCAAATCTTTGAAACTTTAACTGGGATGCAACCAAGTGAGGCTATTACTGGGGATAGACCACAGGAAAAAAATAAAGCTCTATCTAACGAACCTCTTCCTGTTCCTATTGGAAAGATAACTGGGTACAGGGAGATATTACCCTCTTCTACAATTGAGAAATTGTTTAATGATATTGGCAGACCTCAATGGAAGACTAACATTAGAAGTAAATCCCCTGAGGCCACTAATACTTTTAATGATTTTGTAAGACCACAGATAGAAATGCTTGCTGAGATTGTTATGTATAACGGGGAGTGGGATGGTAAGAGTCTTAACGAGAAAGAAAAAATAGTAGACACTATTCTTAAAGTAGCTAAAGGAAATGCTATGGATAGTTTAGGGTTGTCTATTGATCCTGTCGAAAGAAAAACAAAACTTATCTTTGACGTTAAAAAAATAACTACTAAAAAGAATTTAAGTAAAGTTCTTAAATACTTTGATATTGAAGAAAAGGAAATGTGGAAGCTTGACGTGAACGAGCTTCTTATTGTTGAAGACTTCTTAAAGTCTATGAAAAAAGATGATGCTGGTCTTAGTAGAAGACTGGGTATAGAATAAAAAAACCCCCAGGTACAAGCTGGGGGTTAGTTCATGACGATTTATCTTTTTGTTTTTTATAATCTAGCATTAGGCATGAATAACAGAATGCTTGATTAACGATCTCGTCTGATCGTCCTCGTACCCCAGAGGCTAGGAGACCTGATAGGGCTGCTCCTGCGAAGTAATCTCTGGAAGGTATCTCTCCACTTATTATTGGTTTCTGTGTGAACTCTTGAGCTTCTTGCTCAAGGGTTTTCTTTTTTATGCTACTTCCGTCAGTCTTTTTAGATACCACTGGGCTTTCTCCAAGTCTTGAGTTCCATTCTTATACCGCCATCTGTGCATGTACTTTGCAATGTTACCTCGAAGATAGCCGATAAATTCTTCCCTAGTCAGGAAGTCTTTGATGTAGTCAATGCATTCAATCTCACCCTGACCGTAGTGGCTAGGTCTTTCTACTGCGTCAAACAAATCTTCACACTCCCCACATACACCGTTATCATCTAGTAAGTTATCACAAGCACTGCAGTATGTCATACGTCTACCACATGTGAAGCGTGTTCTTTAACGTAGTCCAATGGAAGGATCGTAATTAGGTCACCTCTCCCTGGTCTAGATAGTAAACCAAACTCACCCTTGAAGTATTCAGTGCATCTTTTTCTAAGATCTTCAATGATGTTAGCTGGATTAACCAAGTAAAAAGATTTCTCTGAACGGACAGCAACAAACCGATCTATACCGTTAGGTACACCCCAACCTTCTGTGGGCTTCCAGGCTGGAGGTCTTTTTACTGTGCGCAGTTCCCACCAAATGGTGTAGTCTACTGGCCCCTTTCTTTCGAAACGCTTGGCTGCTTTAACATCAACCTTACCAAACTCAGAATCAAGAACATCCCAGTGCTCAAATATATCTTCTTCTCTAGTGGCAGACCTTACAAATTTATCTCCCCGTAGATTGATAAACTCTTTCTCTGCTGCGGTTCCTTCTCTAACAGAAGAAGCATTTCTTTTTTTCATTTGTCTTGATCCCTATACTTTAGTTCGTGGATAAGTTTAGTCTGCTCGTAGTTAGACAGTATCATCCAATCCCGTATCTCGTCAAGTGTCCTTTTACACCCCACGCAATAACCTTCCTCTATGCGGCAGGTCTTTACGCAGGGTGATGGGACAGTACCCAGTTTCTTTCTACGTTGTCTACTCACACTGGCGAAGACCAGTGGCTACATCAAAGTAACAAGCACCACCTTCGTCTACGAAGTCCTGTGTCTCTTCAACCACTTTCTCTTCAACCACATCTTCAGAAGCAGAAGCGTTCAAGATACCGTAGCGTTTACCTGATGCTCTGAATGTTGTGCAACCAGAAGATCCACCATCATAAGCATCCATATAAACTTTCTTGAAGTCTTCCCAGGATACATCTTCACCAACGTTACAAGTTTTTGAACAAGCAGAGTCAACAAAACGTGAAGCAACATTAAGAACTTTAACATGATCAAACACAGACAGTTCATCTGCAGTCTGACCCTTCACACCAAACACTCTGTAGCCGTAGTCTTCTACTCGTTCAACCTTAGGTCCGTCAAAGGTTTGGATAGTTCTGTCATAAAAGTGAGAGAAGACTGGTTCAATACCTGAGGATACGTTGTCTGCTGATAGGCTGATAGTTCCTGTTGGAGCAACAGAAAGCAAGTGACTATTACGAATACCATGCGTACTAATCATTTCTCTAATATCATCAGGCAAAGACTTAGCGAAATCAGATTCTAAGTAAGCCTGAGTAAAGAGAGGAAATGGTCCCTTCTCAATAGAAAGCTCAACAGATGTGCGGTATGCTACATTTCTAATCACACCCATGATTTCTTCAAGGGTCTGAAGGAATCTATCACTACCATACTCAAAGCCTAGTGCTTCAATAGCATTTGCTACACCAGTAACACCAAGACCCATACGTCTTTTGCTCTTAGCTTCTACCTCTTGTTCTGCAAGGGGGTAAGTGGCCCGATCAACAACGTTATCCATAGCACGAACAACATGCGGTATATCATTACGCAATTGGTTCATGTTGAATGTGTACTTACCATCATGCTCAAGTACGTACTTAGCTAAGTTAAATGAACCAAGTAGACAGGCACCATTAGGGGGTAGTGGTTGCTCACCGCATGGGTTGGTGCTTTCGATCTCACCGATATGCGGAGTCGGATTGTCGCGGTTGAGACGATCGAGGAAGATGATCCCCGGTTCGCCGTTGCTCCATGCCATGTCGACGATCTGATTGAAAACTTTGGTGGCGTTGAGCTGTTTGGCAACCTTGCCATTGCGCGGGTTGATAATGTCATAAT